AAAAATCCAGTACAGAATAAGGTTATATATGAGATGTTTACTCGTGCTGGTGAACTCATTGGCAATTGTGTTCAAGATATTGTAGCAACTCTTCCTTTAGGAGTTATGCCTTCTACTGGTACTGCTTGGGCAATTGTGCCAAATCCTGAAAAGACTGATAAAGAAGACGAAAGTGGTGGTGTAAGGTATACTTTTGATGCTGCTTTGTTTGCAACAAAGGAAGGTCTTGATTCTTGCCTAAAGAAGACAGATATGACAGCAATCACTAATGAGGAGATTGATGCAATGTTTTAAGAAGTGAATTAAATAGAATAGAATGGCAGAGGGATGGTCCTTCTGCCATTTTTTATTGTAGGAAGGGAGTTAATGAGCCTTTTTAGGCCTATTTGGGCCTTACTGAGCCTTGGATAGTAGAAAGAAAATTGTTAATGAATCTTCTTAGACATCTTTGAGCCTTGGGTAATGGAGGGAAGACTGTTATTGAGTCTTACTGAATTTTTTTGTATCTTTTTAAGTCTTTTCTGTTATTCCTTTAGTTTTGTTTATTAATATCATGAGGGAAGTTCTGAGGTCATCTTGTTTTGTAAGATTGAGTTTCTTTCTAATGTGAGTGCGTTGACTGGTGATATTGGAAGGTGTTTTATGGAGAGTAGAACATATTTCTTTTAGAGATTTATCCATAAGGATAAGTTTACAAATTTCTATTTCTGAGGGTGTAAGGGAGGGACAGATAGAAAGTAGATTAAGAGTTTCTATGTACTGCTGATGATAGTAATCCTTAATGTTATTGAGCAATTCTTCTTGGTGAGTAGAAGACAATCTTGATAAGAGAGAATAAACTTTCTCTTTATCTGACTTATAATGAACATGATATATTCAGACAATATAAAGACAATAGCAAAAATAGCAGGGAAATCTTTGCCAGAGATGTCGCAAGAGGAAATATTTAATGCAATACATTTATTAGCATTGGATAAGTTGAAAGATAAGGATGGGGTGTTTAATGTGAGGAAGTATTTTGGAGTGTAAGTTTAATGTGCCTTATTAAGTCTAACTGAGCCTCTTTAAGTACTAAGCCTTACTGGGCCTGAGTAAGCCTTTCTATGCCGTTGGGTATGGGAAGGCTATTTTTATGTTAGGAAGTTAGATAGAGTTAGGGAAATTCTTAGGTGAGGTATTTAGTTAATGAGTCTTATTATCTTTGTCTTAGAATAATAATAAGAAAAATAAAGAAGATAATATATGGCTTATAATGCAATAGGTGGTTTTCCACCACAACAGCTTTCTTTTAATAAGAAAGGAAAGAAATGGAGGGCTAAGTGTGTGGACTTTGGTGATAACCATAGTCTGATGCACTGCCATCTGACAAGGAAGTCAGTGAGAGCAATGAAGATAAACTATGATTTGCTGAATGGTAAGATACACATGGATGATTTGAAGGTTATAATGAACCCTTATAACATTAAGGCATCATTTATACCTGAGAACATACAACACTATCCAGTGATAAACTCAAAGCTTGAGGTGCTGAGGGGAGAGGAGTCAAAGAGAACTTTTGACTTCAGAGTGATTGTGACTAATCCAAATGCTGTGTCAGAGATAGAGGAAGAGAAAAATCTACAGGTGAATGCAATGCTTCAACAACTTGTGATGGATGGTTCAATGGATGAAGAAGGCTTTAACAGAGAAATGGAGAAACAGGCAGACTACTTCACTTATGAATATCAAGACAAGAGGGAAGTAAGAGGAAACTGGTTGCTTAATCACTACATGAAGGAACTTGAGATGTCACAACTCTTTAACAAGGGATTTGTAGATGCCTATACTGTAGGAGAAGAGGCATATATATGTGATATAGTAGGAGGTGAGCCTAACTTGGAGAAGATAGACCCTCGGAAGATGAGGGTAATAAAGTCAGGAGTATCATCTTATATAGAAGATGCTGACATGATAGTGATAGAAGACTACTGGAATCCAGGAAGAATAATAGATACTTATTGGGATCAACTGTCAAAGAAAGATATTGAGGCATTGGAAAACACAACAAGTAGTACAGGAAGTAGTCCTTATGCAGACAGTATGGATAATATTGACAGCAGATATGGTTTTATACCTAATGTAAATTTGTCAACTGCTGGAGATGGAGCTATAGATCCATACAGTCTGTTTGATAATACAGAAGATACAGCATCTTTGCCTTATGACATGAATGGTAATGTAAGAGTGTTGAGAGTATATTGGAAATCAAGGAGACAGATAAAGAAGGTGAAGAGTTATGACCCTGAGACAGGTGAGGAAGAGTTTAACTTTTATCCTGAGACTTATCACTGTAATCCTGACAATGGAGAAGAAGAACAGACATTCTGGATAAATGAGGCATGGGAAGGTACAAAGATTGGTACAGACATATATGTGAATATGAGACCAAGACCAGTGCAGTATAACAGATTAAGTAATCCATCAAGATGTCATTTTGGTATTGTAGGAAGTATATATAACCTTAATGGTGATGAGCCATATTCTTTGGTAGATATAATGAAACCATACTCTTATCTGTATGATATATTTCATGACAGACTGAACAAAATACTTGCAAAGAATGTAGGTAAGGTGATAAAGATGGACCTTGCAAAAACACCAAAGGGATGGAGTGCTGACAAGTGGTTGTACTATATCAATGTAAATGGTGTATCAGTAGAAGACAGCTTTAAGGAAGGTAGTGTAGGTATGGCAACTGGTAAGCTTGCAGGAGCTATGAACAATGCTTCATCAGGAGTGGTAGATGCCTCATTAGGTAATGAGATACAACAATATATAAATGTGCTTGAATGGATTTCAACAAAAATAGGAGAGCTTGCCGGTATATCAAAGCAAAGGGAAGGACAGATCAGTAATAGAGAGACTGTAGGAGGTGTAGAAAGAGCAACACTGCAATCATCACTCATTACAGAAAGACTATTCTTTACTCATGACAGTGTGAAGAAGAGAGTATTAGAGTGTTTCTTGGAGACTGCAAAGATAGCAATGAGAGGCAGAAAGAAGAAGTTTGACTATATACTGAATGATGGTAGTAAGAAGCTTGTTGAGATAGATGGTGATGAGTTTGCAGAATGTGACTATGGAATAGTAGTGGATAACAGCAATGGTACTATGGAACTTAACCAGAAGCTTGATACACTTGCACAAGCAGCACTTCAGAACCAGTTGCTTGACTTCTCTTCAATAATGAAGCTCTACACAACAACAAGTGTTGCAGAGAAGCAGAGAATGGTTGAAGCTAATGAGAGAAGGAAGAGAGAAGAAGCACTGCAACAGCAGCAACAAGCACAGCAGATGCAGCAAGCACAGCTACAACAACAGCAGCAGATTGCACAGATGCAGGCAGAGCAGGAATATAAGATGCACCAAGAAGATAATGAGGTGAAGCTATTGGTTGCTCAGATAAATTCTAAGGCTGAAGCTGATAGGATGTCTATCATGAATAATGATGCTGTAGATACTGTTGCACTTGAAAGAGAGAAATTGTCGGAAAATGCAAGACAATTCAATGAGAACCTTGCATTGCAAAAGAAAAAGCAAGCTGATGATGCAAGGATTCAAGAAAAGAAAGTGAATGCAGCGTTGAAGAAGAATTAAGGAGTTAGAAGTTAAGGAGTCAGAAGTTAAGCCGTATGCTTTTTCTACTATAAATATGTAGTTTTAAAACTCATAAAGAAGTAATGATTTAACCTCTTAATTTCTGACTCTCTAATTACTTTAAATTAGATAACAATTAAATAAAGGGAAGAGATGAAGTTAATAAAGATAGAAAATTATTCATTGCAGATTGCTGATGAAGCACTGTTGATAAAACCTATAAGGAAACTATACAATCAAGACAGAAGTGCATCAAAGGAACAGTTTTATAAACAGATGTCATACCTTTATTTTATGGTAGACCCAAGAAGTACTTACTCATATATATTAAATGAGGAAGAGAGAGCTAAGGCTATTATAGAACAAGAAGGATTGGAGAGTGACTTTAAGCCATCATCCTTGTTGCAGGAAGCAATGGAAGTATATAAGAAGCATACAGTGACACCATCACAGGAGTTACTTAATGCAGCCCTTGTAGCAGCAAGAACTGTAAGCACTTTCCTAAAAAATCCCAATATCTTGAATGAAGAGGATGATAAAGGAAGACCCAAGTATCAAATATCTGCAATAACTACAGCACTGAAGAATGTTGAGGGAATAGTATCATCATTGCAGAATCTTCAGAAGAAAGTGGAGAGTGAGCTTAGTGAACAAAGTAAAGCAAGAGGAAGCCAGGAGTTGACAATATTTGATGATGTAGATTAAACAATAAAGATTATGAAAGCAGGTAAATTACAATATGATATTATTTATTTAGACATATTGAGGAGTGGTGTTTTGTTTATAGTATCTCCAGATAAAGAGACTTTTTTAAAGAATGTTTCAAAACTTATTCATAAAAAGATAGTTGACAAACAACATCAAGAAGAACTAATAAAAGATTTGATAGATTGTTTTTCAAAGGACAAAGTGTTATATCCAGGCACAACATTTGAAGCTTTCACTACTGATGGTGTTCAGTACTTAGTTGTGGTGTTACGAGAGGATTTGAATAATTTAGACAGCATACTTGTACATGAAATGTATCATGTTGCATATAAACTTTTTAAGGAACGTGGAATTGAGGATGAAGAGGTTTTTGCTTATACTTTAGAATATCTATTTTCTAAAGGAAGAGACTTTTTTGAAAAGTTTAAGAAAGAAAGCAGTCTTCATAATAATAAATAGTGTAACTTTACAGAGTGAGTAGAAAGTAGAAGTTCTAGATAGTCTAGGATGTTCTAGAGTAGAGATTGTAAAATTAGATAGTATGAAAGAATTAGTTGCACAATATATTAGAGCAATTGAAAATCCTGATTGGAATAATTTGTCTATCTCTGATAAAGCTGAAATGATGAAGGTTGCTATTGCTAATGGGATTACTACGTTGCCAGAGATAAAAAAGGTTTATAATGAGTTTGCTAAGGGAGGAAGGATGAATGCTTCACAAGGATATCATCCCTCAGACAGTATAAAGAAGAAAATAGCTAATTGGGAGGGAAGCTCTATGAGGACAAACAGGAGTTTTGAAGATGAGGCAAGAGACTTTAACAGAGTAATTCCTTCTGAGGTGAGAGACAGGTTGACTCAACAACAGAAAGATGCTTTGTATTCTTATGGATATAATGTAGGAATGGGAAGGTTGAAGGAAAGAGTTGTACCAATACTAACTGCTTATACAGAAGGCAAGGCTTCAAAGGAAGATGTGCAGAGAGCTATGTGGGCTTCAAGAGATAATGAACTAAGAGGACTTACTACAAGGAGAAATGCTGAAAGAGAAATGTTCGGAGGAAACTATAGAACAAAGTTTACTGGTACAGGGAAACTTGGAATACATATAGATTCTTCAGAATATACTATACCATCTAATTATTTCAATAACTTCAATGCAGAGATAGCATTACCTCAGATGCAAATGCCTAATGGTATGGATGTAGACCCAGAGACACTTTATAAAGCTCCTGTTATAGATGAAACAATGTTTGAAAAACCTGTTGAGACAGTGAAAGAGACTGTCTATGATCCTCAAGAGGATAGGATGGAAGGAATAAGAAGGCTTGGAGCAGTGATGAGGATGATGGGAGGAGAAGATGGTTTAAGCCTTACTAAGCCTGACTGGGCATTCTTGAGCCTTAGGTAGAAAGAGTAGGTAATGTAGGTAATGTAGGTGTTGTAGGTAATGTAGGTGTAGTAGGTATTGTATGTGTGATAGGTGAGAGGTAAATGTTTGGAAAAAAGAAAGGGAGGTAGTGACACCTCCCTTTTTGTTTTTACTTTTATTAGCAATACTTATGGAACTCATCTAAGGCTTCATCTTCATTGAGGTCAAGACCTTTTTGCTTGAAGACCTTTTGAAGAAACTTGGTGAACATTTTTTCTTTTTCCTTGATAGTAAGAGCAAGTTTTTCAGCACCAGAATGGTCAAGCTTAGGATTCTGAAGCATAATCAAGTCAGCAAGAGAAGAGAGGTTTCTGACCTCCTCAGTCTTGGTGATGACAGGTGTCTTTACAGATTCCTCAGCAGTAGACTCCTGTGGACTTTCAGTCTTCAAATCAGAAGCAGACTCCTGTACTGTAGATGCTGGTTTTTCCTCAGAAACATTTGAGACTTCACTTAGAGGATTTGTAATCTCTGAGGTACTAATCTCAAGATACTCACCATTATTGCCAAGAGGTTTTACTCTTTTGAAGGTAAGTTCTTCAGAGGTTGAAGAATCAAGGTGCCAGTAATAGGTTTCCTTACCAATCTTTGTCTTCATATAAGAGACATCAGTAAGGTCAGCTATTTCTTCTGGTCTATAAACCTTAAGTTCACCCATCTTAAGATTGACATTATAATGAGTATCCTTACCACCTTTCCAAGGAACAAGCTTATTGTTGTCCATATTATTACGGATGAACTGATTAATCACCAACTTAGGAATAACAGTAGGGAAGCGTCTATAAGTGTCAACATAAGATGCACCAGTATTCTCATTCTTCAATTTCTCCTTGACATAAGTAGGAACCAATGCCATGAAAGTCTTAGGAGAAAAACCAATGCCAGCACGGAAGAAACTGTAGTCAAACAACATCTTAGAGAGCTTAGGGTTAACCTTATGAAGGTCAATCCAAGCACTACGAAGTTCCTCCTTACGCTGTTCATCCATACCAGTGATGTTGATTGAAAGGTAAAGACGTCCAGTGCTCTTGGCAACATTCATTCTAATGGCTTGTATAAGCTCATTATTAGGATATTTGGCTTTGAAGTTCTGCTCCATGAACCACTTGGGGAATGCTGTAGCATAGTCCTTGAGATTCTTAGGATTGATAACCCCAGACTGCACAAGAAGATAAGACTGATAAAAGTTGGAGAACTGATCAAGTAACTTCTTATCACCATACATCTTGTCAGCAATATCCTTTGGCAACTGAGCAAGCAAGTTTCTAAAACCAGTACTGCCAGCAGGCATGTCAGAGAACAGAGACTTAGCTATGTCAACAGTTCTTGCAAACTGCTTTAAGACAGGATGGTCAAAGAAAATGTCATCAATATCCACAGGAATATCATCAGCAGTGTAGAAGTGAGTACCATTGTCAGTATTGGCATCAATAAACTGAGACATTTTGTGCTCAATTATAAGATTGTCAACAATGAGTGGACCAACAGCACTGGAGATAGAATTGAATCTTGTAGCATAAGTAGGCTTACGCATAGCATCAGTAAGACTTCTCATCTTTTGGAAAGCAAGCAGCACCTTATAATCAGTAGCATCATGTTCCTCAGAAGTAAGACCATTAACAAGTTCCTCAGTAGAAAGAGGTTCAGTATTGATGTTAGAAGAATCATCAATGTTATACTTTCTACGGTATTCATCAAGCCACTTATTGATGAGGCTATCAAGAGATACATAGTTAGAAAGATTCTCTCTATTGAACTGATTAAGCAGACGCTCTATAACATCTTGAGAAAGGAAGAGGGCAGCATCATTGAAAGTCATGCCCAATCTCAACATAGTGTTAAGCATACCAGCAGTAGTCATATTGATATTCATAAGATTGAGGATAGGGTCTTTCACAGCATCAGCAGAAGCAGATACAAGAGAGCCAAGAGTCTTACCAATGAGAGTGCCCTCACGGTCATACTTCTGGTCAATCTGCATTCTACCACCAAAGGTAGTGCCAGCAATAGTGAAATCATCATTACCACAAATCTCAGACACATCAAGGAAGATGTCATTACTTTCAAGAGTAGCATGAGCTACTTTATTGACAGCAAACACACCAATCAATGATGCAGCAGCAGAGTTCTGCTTATAGAACTGAATCTGAGTATCAGCAAAGGTGAGGTCCTTATCAGTATAAGACAACTTCTTGAGTTCATCAATAGACATACCTTGAAGAGCATTCCAAGAGATACCTTTATTAGCAGGATTCTTATAGGCAGCAACCATGTATCCCATCTTCTTAGGAGCATCAAAGCCACCAGGATTAAGAATCTTGTCAGCAGTCATCTGATTAGTAAGAACAGCATAAGTCATATCAATAATCTTATTGTCACGATACATTCTTCCATTTGTAGGAGCATCAGTATAGTAGGCAACCTGTTGATATTGACCATAAAGCCATTGCATAAACTTATCAGCAGACTTCATCTTTTGAGGATTGTCAAGGAACATTCTTATCTGCTCACCAATCCATTGATTGTTAGTTTTACCATTGTGAGCCTTAGCATAACTTTCAGAAGCTTTCTTAAAAAGTTCACCTTCAATATCCTTTCTTCTCTTAGTCTTAATAGGTATGTCCTTACGCATGACATAACGCTTATCAACATCAAAGTCAGAATCATCAATCTCAGTAAGCTCATAAGGAAGCATGATAGCATCACCAGCTTCACGAGGCATGAAACCAACAACTTTCATAGGAGCACAAGAGTACTTATCCTCAGTAGGAATGCGGTAGCTGACCATCTTAAGAAGCTCTTGGTCAACAACATTGATAGCATCAACATTGATAGAACCATCAGCATTAGAGAACTTATCAAAGAGTTCATTAGACCATATAGGACAGAATACTTCAAAGTAAGCAATACCGCCTTGGTTCTTCTTGAGATAATCCTTATAAGAAAGACCATCATGTTCAGAGGGAACATACTCATCCTCAAGAGGAATGAGATTGCCCTGCTTGTCATTGAATCTAATGTGAAGCTGTTTAGAAGTACCAAAGTTAGACACCTGCACAATAGGACCACCAGCAATCTTCTGCTTGTTAACTCTGTTCTTAATAACAGAATTTATAAGCTGTTCAATGCGTTTAGCCTGTATAGGGTCACCTTTTGGGATTCTAAATTCACCAGTCTCCTTATCAATAGAACAAGCCTGCACAAGGTCAATACCATATCGAGGAGAAGATAAAACTTCTCTTTGAAGAATCTTGGAAAGAGCAATATTTCTCTCACGCTTATCCTCACTATTCAAGTGAAGTTCAGCAGAAAGATTATCAATACTCTCTTCAATATTATCAGCAATAGTCTGCTCATACTCCTTACGGAACTCATCAGCCTTCATTCTCTTGACAGTACCATCAGGTTCAGTCCACTTATAGAAATTATCCACTTGTTGACCATTCTCATCAATAGTGAAGAGGTCAAGGTCAGAGGGAGTAATCATTCTAATCTGAGAACCATGAGCCTGAGAATGCTCCTTGAAATGCTCAGGAACCTCCTGCTGAAGACAGTAATCCTCAAAAGAAGTTTCATGTACAAAGGTATCAGTGTTATAGTTCTTATAAACTCTTTCACCTGTAGCATCGGTCTCTTCCTTGAAGATTTGATTCATCATAAAGGTATAGGCAGCATTCTCACCACCTTCCATATTCATGAACTGATAGATATTCATCTTGCCTTGAAGACCAGACTTAATAGAAGACTCAAACTGAACAGTGTCAATGCCTTTAGTAGGATTCAACTTTTCAGAATCTTCCATTACTCTATAGACAGCTCTAAGAAGGTTAGGACGAGAAAGCTTTTCATCTTTAAGAATAGCATCAGCCATGATAAGAAGATACTCAGCATTCTTAGCTTGGAAAGGTACCTGCATACTGTGAATAGGAGCATTATCTACACCCATATCCTTAGTAAGCTTAGAATACACAAAAGGCTTCAGAGGCTGGAAAGCAGTCTCCAAATCACTATATGTATATTCACCTTTAAGCAACTTCTGATAGATGTCCTCAGCTTGATGAGACCACTTGCCAAAGATGTAAGCCTTTTTTCTGTAAGAAGAAGGAGAGGAATATCCTTGAGCATCAGTGACATTAATCTTAGTGTACTTACCATCCTTACCAACAAGAGATTCCTTAAGAGCAATCATTGCAGCCTTCTGATTGTCAGGGGCAGCAGCAATTTTTCTATCAAATACCTCAGAGATATTAGCAATGATGTTAGACTTGAAAGAATCAAAGTCCTTCAAGATGAATGTTCTGTACTTACCATCAGATACTCTATTACCATCATAATCAATAGCGTTAATATTACCTCTGACACCAGGAGCATGAAGCTGAGCAAGACGTTTCTGCAAATCCTCAGTATCCTTATAGAAAGCAATGTCAGAAAGAGTAAGTTGAAGAATGTTCTTAGAAGCAAAAGAGTCATTCCAAAGGAAGTTTTCTACTTGGCTTCTAACCCAAGCATTGATAACACCTTCCCTCTCTTCATTCTTTATGTTAGAGGAATTGTCAAACTCAGAAGGATAGATGTCCTTGATGTTTTTAGCAGTTTCAAGAATACCATTCCTTTCCCAAGCATCAAGAATAGACTGTACTCTGTCTTCTGTAGACTGACGGATAATCTTATCAGCAAGTATACTAAGTTCACTGCCTTCATTAGAATCAAGAGCAATTTCACCTTTTACAATCTTTTGAAGAAGAGAGGCAAACCTGTTGTTGTCAGAAGACACAGAGCCATCCTCATCATGCAGAACATTTCTCTTAGACACATCACCATTCTCAAGATAGCTGTTAAGCACAGGAAGGAAGCAGAACTTACGACCATTAGTGTCAAAGTTCTTGATAAATCCAGAGTCATTTTTAGACATGTTTCTTCTGAGAACAGTCTGTATTCTACTAATCTCTTGCAGGAATATGTTATGGAGACCATTAACAATAATATCCTTATAACCATCACCTCTATAAGAGTAGAACTTTATGAACTCAGAAGAAGGCTTATTAGACTGCATAGGCACTCTATACCAAGCAGGAACTCTATCTTCAACCTTTGCACTCTCAGAAAAATACTCAGTGATGAGAGAAAGAGTATACTCAGCATCACTCATGTTGCGCATATAGTTGTGCTTATTGAAATTAAGCTCAACCTTATGGTCAAACACCTTACGAGCATTCTCATCTCTTGCAAGAAGTCTGAGCCACTCATTGCGCCAACCCTTAGTAATGTCACCATCACCAGCACCAAACTTAAACCATTCAGAAGAACCATACTCATCAAGAATGAAATCCTCAAAAGCCTGACCTTCCTGACGGAACTTGCTAAAGAGCTTAGTCATGAATGAAGGAGTGACATAAGACTGATACATCTTGCCACTATCATAGAAAGCATTGACAGCAGTGTCCTCAAGCTTATCAGTGATAGGAGTGAGGAAGTTGCGGAGACTACCATTAATACTAAACTTAGCACCAAAAGTGAAAGGATTGTAATCTTTCATTTCACCTTTATGCTGGGCAGAAACAACTTTATCAAGGTCTTTGACAATGAAGTTAAGAGCAGAAGTTACCTTATTAATACTCTCAGCATTGACAACACCAGAAAGCATATCCTCAGTGACATTATATCCTAAAGCTTTACAAACAGCCATGATATTGTTAGAGACAGACTTAGACATATCATCATCAAGAGTCTTGCCATACTTAAGAGACTTGTCAATGTCTTGAAGCTCAGACAATGCCTTATGAAGAGTGAAGTTTTTGCTATCAGAGTCAGCAGAGCCAAGCAACTTAGCGTTAACCTTACCATTAGTGCCAAAGAGAGGATGCTCTCCAATCTTGAACTGAGCAGTAATAGTATTCATCACATCAGTAAGGGCAGGATGACTGTTGACAGTTATGCAATGATACTTACCATCTTCAAGAAGAACAACAGAGTAAAGCTGAAAATGCTTAGAGAACACTCCATAGAACTGGCTTTGGAAATCAGTCTCACTACCACTCTGATCAGACAATCTCTGAATAAGCTGAGAGAGCCAAGGGTTCTGAGGTTGCTTATTAGAGAGCTTCTTAATCATATCATTAAGAGACAGAGAGCCTTGAGTCCAACGAAGAATACTATTAACAGCTTCACGAGGATTAACACGCTCTGCAATACCCCACTTACTCATAACCTTACTACTATCAGCATTAAGACGATAGCACTCATGAATGCCTTGTCTGACAAGAGCAGACATAGAATTAAGGACATCAATAGTGCGATTTTCTATTTGCCAATGCTCCTGCTCATCCTTACCACCTTCTTCAGCAACAACATCCTGATCATTAGAGTAATCATTGAAGTTGTCATAGTCAATATTGGAATTCTTAGTAGTAGTGAAGTTGCCCTTAGAGAAATCCTTGGTGATACCAAAGCCCTCATTCATGACAAAGACATCAGCAGCAAGATACATGATAGCATCCCAGTTAGCAAAGATGAGGTCAGCTTGAAGACCACCATCCTCAGCATTCTGATATGAATCCCAGTTAGCCTCAGTGTCAAATATAGACTTAACTTTATCAATAAGACGATTGATGCCAACAGTCTCAACAATCTGTTTTCTTGATGCAGATTTAAAGTCAAGTTTAGTTTTGAGAGTAGGGAACTGCTTTTCAGCAAGACCCTCTTCCTTTTGAAGCTGAGAGATAGAGTCAGAGATTTCATTTGCTACAAGTTCAGCAGTATGACGAATCTCAGATGCAGAAAGATGAGCTACACCAAGTTCATCAAGATGATAAATCTCACCATCAGACTCCAAGTCTTGATTGCCAAGAAGATTGTCAATCTGACGATTAAGTTTGTCATATTCATCAAGAGTCTTATCAACTTGTTTCTTTTCAGAGTTCTTTAACTCTTGAAGATACTCTTTCTCACTTGTTGCCTGTAAAATGTTGTCCATGCGATTAATAATGTTTTTATTATCCTCTATGGATTTCTCACCAGAGATTTGAGCATCAAGTTCCTTGAGATATGGAATCTTCCAAGCTGCATCTACTGGTGTGTCCTCATAGAGGTCATTAAAGTATTCATAACTTGGAAGAGAAACAGTTGAAGGCTCTTCCTTAGTAGGGGTAGTAGGTTCTGTAGGGGTAGTAGGTTCAGTAAGTACTGTAGGAGTGGTGAGAGAAGTTCTTAATTGGTCAAGAGATTTTGACTCAACAAGGTCTCTGACAGTCATATGATTGAAATCCTTGAGAGTGAGATTATCAAGGTCTTCCTTAGACCAAGAGCCAAAGGTAGCTTTGACTTCTTTCCACATATCAAGAATCCATTGCTTAAGTTTTGAGATAATGTTTTCACTACCCTTATTCTTAGCAATATTAGTAAGAAGCTTCTCACCATTCTCACCTACAAGTCTTGCATGAACCTCAGAAGCAATAAGACCTTCTAACTTCTCCTTAGAAAGATTCATAGATTGCCACAACTTACCATAGTTGTCAGCATTAAGAACCTCATTCCAAAGAGAAGTTTGCTTCATCAGTTCAACACCACGCTGCCAAAGCTTAGGATTATGCTTCTGAATAGTTCTGTCCCATAAATGAGTATATTCATGAATAGGATGTTCAGGAGAAATCTTAGTTTCATCAAGATAGATATTACCGTCTTTATCTACAAAACCATAGACTTCTCCTTGAGGAGTAGTGAAAAGTTCTGCACCATTCCAGTCTTCAGGAGTACTGATAGTTCTTCCATCCCTATCAACAAAAGATATTCTACCTGTAGCAGAATCTCTCTTTATTTCACTCCATTCTTGATATTGGCTGCTACCATCATTACTCTGACTTTGCTTGGATTCTCTTTGTGATGTTGATTTATCCAATCGAGCATAGTGCCCATTTGGTTCTCTGTCTTCAACATTGTAGCTATTGCTCTTATATTGTCTTTGGGCAATTTCATCTCTAGAAGACAATCTATCAAGAGGTCTTGAAATTCCTTTTCTTTCTCTGTCATTGATTCTTTCATTTATATTATTATCAATTTGGTGATATTCAATAATGTCAAACTCTCCAGCACCTTTATAGTTAACAGTGTACTCATAGTTGGCAGTCTGTATAACGTTACCATAGGCTGTTTTATTGCCATATTTAGTCATTAAAGTACTGCTAAGAAGATTTAATTCACCTTTAGGTAACTCATTTTTATTTATATACTGCTGCAAATATTTCAAATCATGAGTTTTTAGGTATTCAGCCATAGCAGCTTTACCAAGTATGTTGATGCCCTTAGACTTCAGATGAGAAATAAGTTGAGAGGTGATAGATGAAGAAGTACCTTCTGTAGATTTTGTAGGTACAGTAGGTGTTGTAGGGGAAGTAGGGGCTGTAGGAGTTGTGTGGTTGAGAGGTGAGCCTTCCTTCTTGACATTGTTAGACACAATAGTTACTGTGTCAGTAGCCCTTGATACACCTACATATTCAAGCTGCTGCTTGAGATTGATAGTTTGGGTAGGTGCTGTATGTTCAGTAGGTTCAGTAGGTGTTGTAGAGAAATCATTTGAAAATCCCAAATCAACATCTTCTGCATCTCCTGTGAAATTAGCACTTGAAGCTACATTATTATCTACTTCACCAAGGTCAACAACCTCCATAGCATTGTTACTATTAAGACCAGCTCTTGAAATATCAACATCATCCATAAGCACATTGGTAAAGGTAGAGCCTTGAGACTTATGTACAGTCATGGCATAACCAAAGTCAATGGTCTTAGCTTGAAGAAGATTATGATTGCTATCCTCAATATTGTCATTGACAAAAAGAAAATTATCAATAAAATTAATTCTTTGATAAATTTTAGCTTTAGCATCTCTACCAACAGCATGTTTGGCTTTAGCCCAAAGCATCTTCTTCTCATTGGCAAGCTGTATAGCAGCCTGAAGATTAGAAGGATTGCTCTTGATGTCAATAAAGTCAAAGGTATCTACATTACCAACAGGGTCTTCAAGAGTGAGAGGAATAGCTTCCATAGTAACAGTTGTACCATCATTGAGGCTTGTTGTTATTTTATGAGCTTTGCCTACCTTAGACACCTTGTAAGACTCAGAATTGATGAAACGATAAGACTTTGTTTTCCAATTATAACCCCAGTTGGTATAGCCAGTCATAGGTTCACCTACATTAGGAGTAGGGGAGGTGTAACCAAGAAGTTCTCTGACTTGATTGTTATAAGCAGATACAGCCTTATTGGTATAGGCAAGAATCCTAAAGTAGTTAGGATTATGTTTCAAACCTTTAACATAATGAGCAACAACATTATTGATTTCATCTTGATGGTTAGGAGAAATATATGCAACACCTTCACCCTTGTTATTGAAAGATGAAATGCCAGAGAGGTGATTACCATTACGAAGTTCAGTAGCTTCCTTGAGAATAGCATTATCATCAGTACGTTCTACTTGAGTAAGAGTAATAACCTTACCCTCACCATTGCGGAAGACCTTAGATATTTTATCCTCATTAACAGGAGCAAGCTGTGCAGAGTCTCCTACATAAATAATCTTAAGACTATTTTGTTTGGCAATGTTGTTAAGAATACCATAATTCTCCTCATTAATCATTGATGCCTCATCAATAATAACCGTAGTGCCAGGAGTAATATCAGCATCCTTCAAGACATTCACTAAATTGCGTGCATTGTAGGTATTGCTGTTAGAATCAACCTCAACACTAATGCCAAATACCTTGTTAAGAGTAGCAGCCTTGAAACCAGCCTTAGAAACACGTTCATTAAGAACAGCAGCAGCTTTATTGGTAGAAGCACAGAAGACTACTGGACGATGCTGTTTTCTACCTTTCTGAGCAATAATCTCCATAAGAGAAGTCTTGCCAGTGCCAGCATAGCCAGAGAGAGTCATAGAAGTTTCATTAGACTTCATAAATCTATCCATTTCATTGAGAGCATCTATCTGCTGAGCATTAGGCTTGAAAGGAGCCTTGATCTTAGTGCCATCAGCAAATGTGAAGTCTTGAGGTATAGCTTTGCCACTATGCTCAGACTTAGACTTAACATCATTAATGAGGTCATAGTCAGCAGACTCCTGCTTAATAAGGTCTGTTTCATCCTTTAGTTGAGAAGGAGACATAGAATCAATGAATCTTTGTGCTTGATTCTCAACATCACCCATAATATTATTTGCTGTAGACTCATCCTCAAATTTGGCAAAACAGTCTATTACAGCCAAGGAACCATCAGGTTGTTTAATGACATTCTCTGGACGAATGTCAGTAACAAGATAACCATCCTTGGTATATTCAGCATTAATGCCTTTGCCCTTGAACAATGTGAATCCAAGAGTATTAGTCATATAATTCTGAATTTCTTGAAGAGTAGGAATATTATCACTATCTTCAATTAATGGTTGCTCAATAATAAGACTAACGCCTTTGTCTGATGTACCAATCTTTTTAAGAGTCATGGCTGTTGATGGAAATGCTATATTATGTATAACAATTCTATCTAGAAGAGCCTTTATATTTTGATAATGGTTAGGAAAGACATTCTTTATAACAACTCCTTTCTTTTGGTCTACCCATACTTTTGACTCTGTACCATGTAGATTCTGGTCATTGAAAACATCATCATAATAATCATTAGGCTCATATATGAGCTGATGATTTCTCTCTGCCCAATCTAAGAGTTGACGTTGCTGTCTTGCAGCTTCTTCATAGCCTCTTTCTCGTAGGCTCTTGCCTTCATTTGTCTTTCCTTCATTTTCTCTACGATACTTTTGTTCTCCTTCTTGAAGGCTTCTGTAGATCTGTAAGAAAAGTCTTCCTGCTGATTTAATTGCTTTATCATATTTCACAAGTTTTTTATTTTCAAAACGCTGATTTGTCTGATTTATTGTGTTATTGGTTACTTCTTTTCTTAGTTGGTTCTTGATACGATTATATCGCATGTAGGTATCAATGTCAAAAGCATTAAGAGCCTTAATAAGAGCACTTATTGAACGATAATAGTAAGTGTCAGAGGTATGAAGACCCAATAGAGTCTTGAAGGCATCAAGAATCCTTGACCAGAAAGATTTGTTAGCTTTGGTTTGTTTATCAATTTCTTTAATCTTAAATCTAAAGATAGGGTTAGCAAGTTCTGCAACAAACTCAAAGACATCAGTTACACCATATTCATTTTTAAGAATAGGATTATTTTTAAGGTCTTGATAAATAGAGTTAATCTCTGTGCGGAACTTTTGCAAATCTTTAGTTCTCTTCCAATTCTCAGTCTGATTAGAAAGAGCATACATAGAAATAGCATGTATGATTTCATGAAGAAGAACAGAAGCTTTGAAGTATGACATTTGATCCCCTTCAAGAAAAGATTTCCTGTAGATGATAGTATTGGTATTGATATATCTACCAGTAATATCAAAAGGAAGATCCTCATTGAACGAGACTTTAATACCTAAATCTTTAGCAATGCTAAAGACTCTATCAGCTAATGCTTTAGAAGTTCTATCATCATTGAATCTGTTGTACAATTCTTGAACCTTATCAATAGTATAAGTCTGATTTGGATTAATATCAAGATTAAGTGTCTTGACATTTTTACCAGAACTCATATCATCAAGTTCTTTGAGAAACTCATTTTTACTATAATCAGCTTGTTCTACAGGTCGCTTAACAGAAAGCATGTAGTTGCCTTTAGCATTTCTGTAATGGACAATAGCAGATTGAGGAAAGAATCTTGAGGCTTCCTTCCTTGCAGCTTGAAGTTGACTAAGAGACTTGAACTCTTGTGGAGTGTTGTACATTTTTCCCCATAGTTCTCTTACAGACTTACCAGACTCTTGATAATGAGAATTACCAAGTTGAGCTTGGATATAAACATCTGTAGGAAAGAGAGTTTCATTGCCAGTCTCTAACCAATACTTGTGAGTGATAAGCTCAAGGGTATTGTCAGCAAGATTGTTACGTGCTGCAATATCCTTGAACTCTTTACTACTTTTATTTACACATCCCATAAATGTTATGTTTTACTATTAAAAATTAATGGCAAAGATAAAGAAATTAATTATGTGATTGAGGGAGTTAAGTGATAAGGTTAGAAGAAATAAGTAAGACTATTTTATACTAATGATTATTAATCGTCATAATTCTTTTTTCTATATGTTTCTAACTCTTTCTGATATGCTTCAGTATTAACATATCCACAACAATTAAGTTCTCTACAAAAGCCACTATATACGCAATTAGGAACCATCTTATCAGCCATGACAATATCTTGTTTAGCAATCTCAGACTTGACAGCTTTCCATGCTTCTTGTGTTTCTTTAGATGCACATTTACAGAGTCTCTTTCTGCTGATGTTAATCAGAGTCTGAGCATTGACAACAAAGTCTTGATCATTCTCAGAACCTTGTGGAAGTTCATCCCTACTACAATTAAGTTTTCTTCTATCTTCCCTTTGAGAATGAATAAAAGGTAACATGTGTTCATGTCTTAATAAATGAACTCCAACCCATTGTCTGAGATTTTTAAAATGAATGCAATACTCAACCAGTTTAATAGGACTATGTTCTGCAAGAAGAACCTTAGCTTTCCAATTATCACTGGGTTCTTTATGCAAAGGTTCTTTACCAATAGTTCTTCTTGCTGCATCTAATGCTCTACTCCAAGGAGTTTCTTGTATTACTGTTACTTCCATTGTATATTATTTTTTGATTTGACAATTTTTGATTTGATATTTTTTCATTTGTCTGGTTATAGCATTAAAAGCTGTTTGTATTTTCTTACAAACATTTTCATCATAAAGACCATTGTCCTCTATAGAAGATGACTTATATTTTTGTAATGCTCTAAGAAGGTCTTCCCCAACTTTGTAGAGAAGGCCATGTTTATCATTATTTGTCATAATTATGTGTTATACTTTTAAGAGTTGTAAAACCATTTATAACTTCATAGGTTCTATCACCTATTTTTATTTCTTTAATTTTAGCTTGTTTGTCTTTCATTGCTTTTCAAATAAAACACTACCAAAAGTAAATATAAATGCAATTAGTGTTATAAGACCATAGAAGTAAATAGCACTGTCTTTAGATATATAATATACTAATATTTCTATAGCAAATATTATAATATATACTATGGCTACTAAAATAGATTTTTTCATATTAACAATGATTTAAGCATTTCCTTTCTGAAATAAGATAGTTGCTCTGTAGTAAGATTATTAATCCACTCTGTTGCATACTTTCTATACTTAGGATGATTACTTCTATTAAACCTTAATAATAAATATTCATTTAGAGTCATATTAAAAAGCTTCTATATAATCAGCATCAGGGAATGTTGCATAAACATCATCCCATGCAGCATCTCTTTCATGTTCATCATCTTCATCATAATGATTGCTGTAAGTTTTTCTGGGCTTGTCTTTGAAATGTATTATGAATGTCATAGTTGTGGATTTTAAAAGTGGTTATTTGACTAAGCCTAACTAAGCCTAAATAAGCCTTTTTGAGCTTTTAGTGAGGCTTTTAGATTTCTTTAATAACATCTAAGTCATCAATGATCCAATCTTTAGTGGCTTTGGAAATGTTTTTGTAGTGAGTCAATTCTTTTTGGACTATAGCTTTGGCTGTAGGAGTGGGGGTTATGGAAAGCTCATCTTCCAAGTGATTGATTTTTTCTTGTGAGAGGTGTTGTAATTCAGTAAGTAGAGAGAGAATGCCAAAGGTATTGTTATCATTTTCAAACTCTTCAATAAAATTGGTATTATCGAAGTTTGGCTCATCGTCAATGATTTCATAATTCCTTATTGTGACAGGTATAGACTTGCTGAGACAATAAGAAACACAACAGTCTACTTGAGTAGGTTCAGGATCTTTTTGATTCCAAGGAGCCATACGTTCCTCAGACTGAGAAAGAAGGGGATAGTTATCTTTCATAATAATAAATATTAAACATCAGCATAAATAGTGTAGTTATCAAAATTGTCGGAGATAGATATAAGAGCATTTATATATTCCTTAGTTCTTCTAAGTAATTGCTCATAGGTACCCCAACCATTAGAAGGATTGAATTGCTTGAAGAAATCCTTTTTTTCTAACAATTTTCTGTAACACTCCATAACATCTTCCAAGTAATCCATATTAGGTATGGATATTCCAAGATTATCTTTTGGATGCCATAGAAAATCATATAGAGTCGCAAATATATCTTGTGTTTTAGGAGTACATATACTTATAATCTTACATTTAATAGCCATTTCTGTAAGATTATGAGTAAGATTTAAGTGAAAATAAGTGTCACTTTCATAAGTACTCTCCTTAATATCATCAGGATTAATATCAGGAAAATGAGTTAATACTTCCTGCTTAGTAGCAAGTTCTTTAGTCTCACCATTGTCTCTAATATAGATTCCTGTACCTCTATGAAGTACAGGAGTATTACTCTTTATATATAAATCTAAACTCATTGTTTCTGTTTTATTAATAACATATTAATCTTATCCTTAATATAGAAAATTGCTTTTTGCAAATCTTCTATAGCTTTAGTTGTATCATCATAGCCTTGCTCAGACTTATGTCCAGCCCTAAGAAGATACTTTAAAGCATTGCCTGTATCAAAGTCCATGTGACGTGTAATATCTATCACTTCTACACCACAAAACTCTTTTAAATAAGAGTAATGGGAAGGATGATTGACTTTATCTTTTGAAGGGGAGTCTTTTTGTTCAGAGGTAGATTCTTGAGGATGAGTGCTATTGTAAAGTTTCTCAAGATTAGAGACTTCATCCTGTAACTGCTTTACTTCTGATGAAATAGACTTTACACATATATAAGTATTAATGGAAAAGGTATCTCTATTGGGTTTTATGACAATAGCAGAGAGTTTGTTAACTAAATCCTTTATTTTCTGTATTTCTTGTTTCATTGTTTTGTGATTTTTTTGTGAGAGAAATGATAATGATAATGAGCCTTGCTGGGCCTCTATGAGCCTAACTAAGCCTTTGAAGAAAAGGAGAAAGACTGTGAAATTAGCCTAACTGTGCCTTTCTAAGCCTTACTAAGCCCTTGAAGAAAAGGAGATTGGAGATAGCCTAACTAAGTCTTAATGAGTCTTTTTGAGCCTTTGATTGGAAGAGATTATTATTTAGAGTCTTGGTTGGTGTTGACTATTAACCAGTCAGTAGAATGCTCATAAGGAACCCCTTCTTTGTAATTGATACTCCAAGGATAGGACTTACGCATAGCAGTACGTAAGGTTTCAATGTCAGCAAGTTTTGCTCTAATAGCATCTACAGCCTTGATACATCTTAAGTTGTTAAGATCAACAGAAGGAGTCTTCTTATCATTCTTGTTATAACCAAAACATTCAGTAGCCTTGTCAACAACCTCAGACCACTTCTCAGAGAGAGAATGAAGGTCATAAGTAGAGAAAAGAACAGTAGGGTCTTTATGAAGAGTCTGTTTCATGTCATGACAACATTGAGAGAATGTGACAGAAGCAATCTGAAGCATGGTGGAAATGTAATGCAAAGCAGCAAGACAATCAAGATGCTGCATCTTGGCATTCCTAAAAGAAATGTATAAAGCACGATGAAGTTCTTCCTCTTCCTTTTCAAACTGTTCTTCAATATTGTCAGAGAGAATATTCATATACCTAATGTTCTGACTGCTGACAGCCATAAGACTATCTGGAAGAGCCTCCAGTTGTTTACCAATCCTGTTAATGGACTGCTTGTTAAGATGACGATAGAAAGACTTTTCAGCCTTTATGTCATCAATGTAATCCAAATAAGCATACCTTGCCATAGTGATGGAAGGTAGGCAACAATACTGGAAGTATCTCCAGATAGTAATTAAATCGTCGTCTGTTATAACCATAATAAATTAATGTTTCCAAAATGGACCAACCTCTTCTTCAGCAGGAAGAGGAAGTCTGTGACAATATTTTGCTCCAACAGTTTCCATGAAATGTTTTGTTGCAGCAACAACCTCAGGAGTAAGTTCCTTGGGACATTCTTCACAAATTTCATCATGCACAGGAACACAGAACTTAACCTTATTCTGATAACCCTTGTCAAGAATCCAAATGTAAAGAGCATAAGTAAACTCCTTAAAGATAACAGCACCAAGACCTTGAGTAGTGCTATTGACACTGTTCTTGTCATACTTGTTTCTTGCAGCAAAGTGCTCATTAGCTTCTTCAGTTCTTGGCAATCCAGCAGCTTTTCTTTCCCTGTATTCATCCCAAAATTCAGTAGAGCGTTGTCTTTTAATCCACTTCTGCCAATCCCACCAACGAGAAATATGCCCAGTTTCACGACATACTCTGATTATGCCAGTGGACTCAGTATACTTCTTACATTGCTCTTGATATTTTGTGGCACCAGCAAAACCCTTTTTGTAGTTTTCTTCAATCTGCATAGCCTCTTCTTTAGGCATACCATAGTTGCCTACAAGAGTAGCCCAGTTACCAAGGAAAGCAAAAGTGAACTCAGGACCTTTAGCAGATTGTCTAAGAGAATGATACTTCTCCTTAATGCTTCTGATATCAACATCACGAGGAATCTTGTCAGGATAGATAAGCCATGCTACATAGCTGTGCATGTCATAACCCTTCTCAAAAACCTCAAGCATACCTTTGTCTCCAGACAGACTTGCAAGAAGTCTTGACTCCTCACTGTTATAGTCTATAGAGATAAAGTCATTGCCTTCTTCTGCTATAAAGCAAGAACGGACTTCATCAGTATTAGGAAGATTCTGAATTTGAGGATAAGCACAAATCTCTTCAGGATGACTCTTTCTTGGCTGTAAAGGAAGACCTTTGAGAGAAGCTAAATCCTCATTCTGCTTTTGTGAACCACAAGAAAGTCTGCCAGTGACAGTATCAAGTTGACGAAACTCAGTATGAATCCTTTTGGTCTTAGGATTGATGGCATTGATATATTGTGGACCATAGGTAGAACAAAGCTTCTCAAGGCGTGAAAGTTCAAGATATAAGGCAGAGAACTCAGGATTGACATGCTTTTGCTTCTTAACCAAATCAGCACCTTTGCTTTCAGTCTCCTCCTTCTTCTCTTTATTCCAACCCTTAGTGTTGTAGCCCAGGAATTTCAAGAGAGGAACCACATCATCAGTACTGTTCCAATTGATATTGCACTTAGACTTATCAGAGGTATCAACATCCTCAAAGAGGTCAAGTTGAATAGTGTTTCTGATGAAATCCTTATTGCCGAGATTAACAACAAAAGCATTAAGACTATCCTTGACTTTTTGCAAATCACTGCAATTACGTTTGTAAATACTGAGCCACTTATCTTCATTAATCATCACACCACAATACTCAAAATAAGCAATAGGAAGAACAGCACTGCACTCAATCTTTAAGGCAGGCATGGCATTTATGGACTTGAAGTAAGCTACCTGTGCATTCATGATGTCTGCAAGATGAACAACATCATTGGCACCATAGACAATGACTTCTTCAGTAATGCCGACATACTTAATCTTACCACGGACAGACTTATCAATATTAACACCAAGATACTTATAGCCAATGGCATCAAGAGCAAAACTAAGTTCATAATAAGTTCGGCTTGGACAATTCTTTTTGGCTTTAGAAGTCTTGATATGATAAGGAAAGTCATATTTTTGTTCCTCATATTCCTCTGGAGAAACAGGGATTCTTGGGAAGCCAAAGTATCTAAGCATTTCAGCAATCATAGTGTCATAACATCTACGAATAAAGATGCCTAAAGCCATAAGCATCTTGGCATCATACTTAAGATTTTGTCCAACAAGAAAGCCCTGTTCAATGACATCTTTATAAAGAAGAGGATCTATTGTTGTACAGTCAACTACAACTTGTGTAGTTTTGTCCATACTACCAAACTGCATAAGAAGAACTTTTGCAATATGACAATCAAGTCCTGTACCCTCAGTATCAAACTGAAAGATTTTCCAGGACTTGATAAGAGCTACAGATTCCTCTACAGACATAGGTTGAAAGCTATCACTTTCAAATAGAGTTTTTTGATTAGATACAAAATAAATCATTCTTTACTATAAGCTATCAGTTCCTTGAAATCAAGGACATACTTGTAGTCGTTAAAGAACTTAGAGCCAAGTATGCCATGAATGGTGACACCAGTCTCCTTTTTGATAGAATTGAATACCCCAGACATATCCTGAATGACAAAGGCGTACTCATAAATCTTGTCTTTGTAAGACATGGCAAAGGTGCATACACCTTCAGCCTTCTGACCATTGCCTTCAATGCCAGTAACAGTATTCTCAACATCGCACACTATTCTGTGATTAAGATTCTTGAGATAAGAGCTGTCAATGATACAATTATTAGAGCCAGTGTCAAGAAGGAAATTGATTTTCTTGCTGCCTTGATAGAATGTGACTACAGGAAGTTCTGCAAGGTCAATACTGTTCTTGAAAGACATGGCATTAGGATGAATATCAAGGAATTTGTTGATTATTTTTTTGAGCATAGTGATGATTTTTTGATTGATGAGTGATGAGCCTCTTTGAGCCTTTCTAGGCATCTTTAAGCCTTAGCTTACTAAGTCTTACTGAGCCTTGCTGAGCCTATTTAGGCATTTCTAAGCCTTTAGGGTAAAGAGACTTTAATTATTATTTGTTTTTCTTTTATTTGTTTTTTCTTATTTTGTTCGATATTTGTCAGAACCAGTGCCTAAGCCACCTCTGTCTTCATTGTGGAGTTCGTCTACCTTGACAAGTTCAATCTTTGGAGAGAATAGCCAACGAAGTTTCTGCCAAATAGTGGCTTTCTGTGATAGTTGAATTTTAAACTGAGCAATGGGAGTGCCTTTAGGAATGGTAACACTGCGAGTGGCAAGAACTGGCATTTTCCAAATGTCATTAGGACCACAGAAAGTCTGGTCAATCTCTCCAATGGAGTTGGTCTGTATAATGCCCCACTTTCTGAATGTAGAGCTACGAGGAAGAAGAATAGCTTCAAAGCCTTTAGGAAGTTCAATGACAACACCAAGGTCGAGAAGAGCATACTGAAATGATACTTCACCTACTCTTTCTATAACTTTGTTGCTACCTTTGTACTTGCTATACTTCTTGATACTGGGACCTTTGAGAATATATTCCTCAGAAGTCATGAGGTCAATGCAATCACCAACTTTGAGGATTTCAGGCATACAGCCTGGGGTAATTTCTTTTATTTTGATTTTCATTTTTTGTTTGTTTATTGTTATTAATTAAGCCTTACTAAGCCTTACTGAGCATCTTTAAGCCTTTGGGGATTTTAATAAGCCTAACTAGGCCTCTTTGAGTCTTTCTAAGTCATTGGGTAGAAAGGACTGATTGATGCTGTAGGAATAGGCTTGTGATATTAGTTAATTTAGGGGAATCATTATCTGAGATGGATTCTACTTTATAAAACTGTTGATTGGTGAGAGGACTACCAAGACCTCCAAGTTCTTGGTCATAATGACCAATTTTGACAAAATCAAGATACTTTAGAATACCTATCTTGTCCTTAGGAATCATGTCAAGACCACAATACCATGCAGTCTTTACTCTTTGATGAGCATACATGAACAATTCAATAAGAGAATCAATGTTATGCTCACCACCAAGAAGACAGATACATGTAATGCCTTGGTGTTTGTCAAGGAGAGACTGAAGTTCCTTAATAGTAAGAGGAGTACCTTTGTCTTCCCACAACTCTCTGGAATGACATCCTTGACAATGAATAGTACAACCTGAGATGGAGATGCCAAGGGATATTTCCCCTGGCACCTCACTGAATACTTCTTTACAATAAATATACTTTAGCATACTTCATTCTTTTTAGCAAACATACGATGACTACCTTCTTGCTGACGACTTTCAGACCATGACTTCATGGGCTTTAGATAACCTATAACACGAGTCCATAGAGTAGTATTATGACTACCACACTTAGGACAAACATGGAAAGGATGCTTGGCAATAAACTTACAATCATCACACTGAGTCTGAGGGACATTGAAAGTAATGTAATTGTTACCTACCTTGATTGCATATTCAAGAAGTTTGGTGTATTGTTCTTTAGAAAGATTGTCTTCCAAGTTGATATGAGAAGCCTGTCCACCATCAATGGATTGAGCAATCTGACCACCCTGCATGGCAATCTTGTCAAGAATAGAAGTGTTGTCATGAGCATCATAGATGTAGGAGTTATATAGATTCTTATCAGAGGGGACCCAATCAATTCTGTTACACTCCCTCCCGTTGTTCAGAGGGATGATTCTCAGTAAGATAATCTTGCAAGTTTAATATACCTGCGTGAATTTTTCTGTGGCAATTAGCACATAGACATACACATTTTGAAATTTCATTTAAGAGCCATTCTTTACTTCGGCTTCTATGTTTACCTATTGTAAATTCTTTTTCAGAAGGATTTGTGTGATGAAAATCAATACAAACTGATTCTTTTTCTCCACATGTTATGCAGGGCGTTTTTAGACTTAACAACCAATCACCTTGTCTTTTTTGTCTCCTTAATGCTTGAGATAAATGAATCTCAGGGTGTTGCTTTCTTCTGTTTTTTCTATATATAGCTCTACATTTCCTACAGACATTTCTTCTGAAATCACCTTTCTTTGTGTGCTCTAATTCAAATTGTTCTAAAGGTAGTTCTTTACCACATTCTTTACAAATTCTGGTTTCCATAACTTATTTTGTTATTCCTTAATGGGAGTAAAGTTATATTATGTATCCCAGTTTCTATAATACTTAATTCTCTTACTAAGAATGGCTTATCATTTCTGTAAGCTCTCTATGTTACCATAGAGTTCGGACTATTGCATACTTTAATATACTTATCTTCTCAGATTTTCAATTAAAGTCCTCTATATTTAGTCTCTCAGGCTGCACATAACATTATTGTTATTGCTTGCCCCTCGTTGTCCTTAACACTTTAAGGAGTTTCGAGTCAATTAAAAGAGGTTTTAGATGGACATTGGTTCTAATCCATCTTCTTTATCCCAATTATAATTCTTCACACCAAGACTTTCAGCAGGTACTAACTCCAAATTGAACATGAACTTCTTGGAAGAGTGCTGCCTGTTGTACTGCTTAATGACATTAAGAACCCATGATGCAAAGTCAAGATACTCCTTATTGTTACTAATAGTAAGTCCAAGGAATCTTGCAGCTTCATTAAGACCATTGACACCAATAGTACAATAGAGCCTATCAAAGTTTATATAGCCAGCTTTGGTCTGAGGGAACATACCATGAGCATCCATCTTGTAAAGACCAGTCTTATAGGCACGCTGATAGTCATAGACTCTGAGAAGAATGTTTTCAAGATAATCTTTTATGAAAGAAGTGTTCTCTCTCCATCCACCATGTTGTTTTATACCATAGCTTCTATTACAGTCTTGAATAATTCTATTGAGATTAAGAGTCATGACATTGCAAGAGCCAGTTTGCACACCAGTAAGACCAGTGGTAGAAGAGAATGTGTTGTCAGTAACTTCATTGCGCAATCTACAGCAAGAAGAGATACTATCAGCATTCTTGGAAAGATAGGCAAATAAAGAATCACCTTCAGCCCATTGAGTAGTAATGAAATCCTTATACTCCTTGTCAAGAGCATCATTGTCATTAGTAAGACAGCAGACTGTAACTACAGGAAATGTAAGTATAGTTTCAGTGCGTTCTTTATTGAGCCACCTAATATATCTCTTCTGTAACCAATTGACAGCATCCCAATTAGGCTTAGAACCATCGGGGAAATAGAAATCATCAAACATAGCATGCCAATAGTAGCTGTCAAAGACATTAAAGTTAGTGAATGGTGATTGATAGCCACGATTGCCAGCAGGTTGATTGATATAATGAGTGATAGACTGAAAGAATTGATCAATGGTCTGACCAATAGTTTTCTGCTCAAGACAATGTTCATTGGTAATAATGACATCTTCCTTCTTATAATATTCCTTACCCCATTCTTTCTCACAGAAATAGGAAAAGAAATTGAAGAACTCACCATAAGCTCCAGCACCCTTCTTTTGTGCAGACAAAAGGAATACGAGATTCTGAAATTGTCCACAGAAGGAACTAAGATGATGAGGAGCATGATTCTTTGTACCATCAATATTGTCAGTACCATCAACAAGAAGAGGATAGAGAGTATAGGCACTACAATAAGGCTTGAGAATAGGACAACTCTCATCATGCTGATAAAAAATGTGATGCTCAAGGTCCTTAATGTACTGGTCTCTATATGGAGAATTAATCTCAGCAAGAAGTTCCTTCATTTGAGAACGCTGTACTAAGCGAGAGGTATCTTTATAAAGCTCACCTTCAAGAGTAGCAGCATTCTTATTAATAGTATTGGCATTGTCGTCAGTATTAGAAAGATTGGTAGCAGAAGATTCAGAATCATTGTACTTATGAATATACTGTACCTTATCCTTAATAATACGAGCTTCAGTATGTTTCTTTCTATAGAGCATGTAAGCCTTGCCTACAGGGAACCAACGCTTACAAAGATACTTCTCTACCTTATTCTGAATGTCTTCTACAGATATGTCCTCATGTGCTTCCTTCTCAATGTTATCAAGAAATACTGAGACATCCTTTTTATCCTTTTCAGAAAGTGGGAAGTGGCAAGCCTGGAATGCCTTGAGCATAGCAGACTTAATCTTTTCTGTTGAAAACTCTTCTTTGGAGCCATTGCGTTTAATTACAAACATTTCATATTGTATTATGCAGTTAAAAAATTAATAATTAGGTGGGGTGAGAGGAGAGGCTTCTTTTACTAAGCCTTGCTGAGCCTTCTTAAGCCTCTCTAAACTCTTGATTGAAATAATGACTACTTAAACCTTAACTGGAAGAATGGAGATTGGAGGATATTTCTGCTTTAGGCAAGTGATGGTGTTGATGCCATCCTTATCAATGCCTACTGGGACAGTGGGACGAAGATTGAGATAGCCTTGCAGTTCCTTACCTATTTCAAAGGGGTCTCTGAACTCCTTGCCTTCATTATTGACAAGAGTGCCTTTGGATTTTGTGAGAGGAAACTCCCATACAAGAGGAGTAAGAGACTCTTTATTGACAACAATAAAGCGATAATCTTCAAGAGTGAAGTCCTTGAAGTAAGGGTCATTAGACATGTTAGCTTTGAGAATGCGCCAATACAATCTAGCCTGTATCATGTAAGACCATTGCTCAAAGCTGTCTTGAAAATCCCATTCCTTGTGTCCACTGGTCTTGAGGTCAATGGGGTATATCTTCTTTTCCTCATAATCAACAACAGCCAAGTCCATCATACATCTGTAGCATACACCTTCAAACTTAGCACGAAACTTAAGCTGATAATATCTTCTGATAGGAGACATAGAGTCATTGTCAGCAAAGTAACCTTGAGTGGCAGGAGAGGTCTTAAGAGCTTGAACCATCTTCAAGATATGGTCATAAGTATTACTATTTACTACAGTCTTATTGCCAGCCTGTATTATAAGATTATAATACATTGCAATTCTTTCAGATAGAACTCTCACTCTTGTTTCATCTCTCCAATTCTTTTGCCATCCTACCTCATTAATCACAGAGAGAATGGCATCATTTGGGATATACGAAAATAGCTCATAGGAATCATGATACTTCTCATATAACATTTTAGCTACCAGCTGCTCCTTATCACCGATAGAAGGATAGTCAGCAACATAATACAAGTTATCAAACTCCTCTTGTGAACCAGTGATAAGACAGTCAACCATAGAACCCTCTAACAATGACTGAGTAGAGATATGATCAAAGAGATGGTCAAGCTTGTTAAAGCCTTCACGCTCAAACTTGGCAAGAGTGGAGTAACTGAGAGCTGGGTCAGCTCTGTAAGTAGACTCTGGAACTTGCCAGGAAATATCTTTTAATTCTTTGGGAATATTCATTGGGATTGAAAATTAAATAATAAGCCTAACTGAGCCTAAC